CTAACTTGTAAGATTTTGAATGTCTACCCTGTCCATATAATCTTTTGATTTGGCAGTGTGTAGCATTTGGAAAGAATCATACAAACCTCTGATGTAATCTGTCTGAACAAATATCTTATGTTCCTTACTCTTAATTTTTATCTTCATATTTACATTTGCGGTACTTGTTAGTTGCTCATAGTCTTCCCAATCATAGCCCCTAACTCCTGTAACTCGTCCAAATCGTGTTTTACACTCGTAACAAATATAAGTCAACTCTCTGAATACTTTATCGACACGTACCCAGCGTTGGGCACTGTAAATTATACGTTTTCCGTTGCCTTTTCTGTTTTGTGTCAACTGCGTTAATAACGCAGTTGGAAAAGTCTTGAAATCTCGTGAGTTAAACTCGTTTTGAACCTCATCCCAAGCAAAAACGCAGGGTTTATCATAATCGGCAAGCAACATATGCCAATCGGAAAACGGTTTATCTTCCAACTTGAAGCCGTAGTTAGTAAATATATATATCCTGTCTTTATATTTTTTTCTCAAGTCATATAATGCCTTTGTCATTGCTATTGTCTTACCTTGTCCCCAAAGTCCAAAGTAACCATAAATACCATATATACGCAAGTCTTCGGGAGTACGAAAACGACGGGCAACGTCTATTATCTTCCATATAAATAACTTTAATATTACAGGCAAAGGTATTTCATCTAAATTAAACTTATCATATATACGTTGCCTGATCGTTTTCTTTTCTCTTTTTTTCCTCTCTTCTCGTCTCGCTTTTTTGGACGGGTAACTTACAAGGCTTTCATTCTTTCGAAAAAAATATAAAGACAAAATAAACAACAATATAAAAAGTATAATTATAGTCCTAATTTGCATTGGTAACCTACCTTTCTTTTTAATCTACACCGGGGATTTTCTTATATAACCACTCTATAGCTGACCAACCTAATTGGGTAACTGTCCAAAATAATACAGTACCAATTAATGTAGGAAAAAAGCCATTAGGCAAAATTGAAATACCTACACCAATTACATTAATTAAAGGTGATAAACTGAAATTCTTAATTGAGAATGTTGGAATTAAAGTAATTATGACTTCAATAAGACCAAAAAACATTGTTAATAAAAGTTCAATAATCATCTTAAATCACTCCTTCTTTATTAGAGAATTAAATAATCTTTTACCACGAATCATCAAATAGACGTTGTCTATTTGATAACATATCAATAAGAACCAAAATAAACCATCAGTATAAACCTTTATATTAGGCAAAGCAGAATTAATAAAGGTCATATCAACTACCTTTTGACCTTTAAAAACTATATCACTAAAACCTTTTGGTTGTGCAGATGAAAGACTACCAAAAAAACTGTTTACTTCATCTGTGCCAAACTTACTTCCTAAATTACTTTTTAATCCGTTAAACTTTTCTTGTAAAAAGTCATCACTTGGCACAAATAAAGATTTTAGTAAATCTTTCAATCCATCTAAAAGTAACTTCAAAAATTCTACCAATAACCCACGAATTCCCTCAATAATCGTCTTAGCAATGTTGGTAATAGCAGCAATGATAGAAGAAATACCCCCACGGATGCTATCAATAAGACTACCGAGCTTATCGAGGATCCCAGATGGGTTAAATCCTTGATTATTTCCGTTTCCCCCTCCAGGGGTGGGAGAACCTCCATTAATATCTTCTTGACCATTGACAGTTACATTATGACTACCCCAATCTAATTTGAATACAGATAATGAATTAGGCTGAACATTTTTTCCACCAAATTGATCACCAAATTTACCATTAATACCATTAATAGAATTACCCATATAATATTTATCGCCAGAATAACGGTAAACTTCATCTACATAATCAAATTTGAAAGTTGGTCTATCTTTAAAAAAAACATATTTATACTCTCCATATAAAGTATCATAATATGATACTAAATAACCAGGCTCGTCTTTTATTAAATCATAATCAATACCTTTTAAACTTTCTTTTGAACTTGAATACCACTCATTTACTGTATCAAAGCTTGGAGTATCTCCATAATGTTTTGGATATTCTTTAGCAAAAGAAAACGGTACAAAGAAAAATAAAACTAAAGAAAACGTAAATAAAATGGTTGTAACCTTTTTATACATAATTAATCACCTCTATTTGAAAGGGGGGAACCACGTGCCCGCAAAGCGTGGCACGTGGCACCCCCCCTGATTTTTTCAAAAATTATAGGAACTTGTAAACAATACGTGGAATCAATGATACACCTATAATAGCACCTAATATAGTAATACCTACAGGAAGTATTGCACCAATGTTACTTGTTATGATTGAAACTAAAGGTTTCAACATATCAGAAGTAATAACAGAAGTTGACTGTGTAGGAGTAGGAGTATCAGCAAAAGCAGTAACCGCAGATGTACCAACTATAGCCAATGCACCTGTACCAACTTGAAGAGGTTTAGAAGTTATAAGTTTTTGATAGACTTGAGATTCTTTAATTTTTTTCAACATTTTAATCATTCCTTTCATAAATGTTAATAAATAGTTTATATATAAATTTGTCGACAAATATATAACAAGTTAGGAAAACGGTTAAATGAAACGTTTCAAAGTTGAATACATAACATACAATGCTAATATAGCAAATATAAAAACAGTATCTATATACAATATATGTGATTGAAAAGATAAATTTTTTTCAATCTTATCAAGAGTTACACTAATTTTTTGTAAATGTTCAAGAGATGATTTTTGATAGTCTATGTCTAAAACTTGGTTAATCTTTTTATCAGAAGTAACAACTGATTCAATATTTTCAGTGTGTAAAGGAGTATTCGCATTAATCATAACACCACCATACAAGATTGTTCTTCCTTATAAACTTCGTTGCAGTAGTCAAAGACGATCTTATAATCATCAACGACAGACGGCAGAATTTGACGGAGTAATTCTACAGCATATTCAAAAAATGGATAATCTTCAAGAGAATTAGACATCAACCTTAATTTCAAAATATTTGAATAATTTTCATTAGATAAGTCAAGAATTGACTTATGACTTATAAAACCCATTCCATCAAGAAAAAAGAACGTACAAGAATGACCACAGAATTTTAACATAAACTGTAAACTAAAAAAAGAGTTCGTAAAGCAAAAAAAACGAACAAAAAGTGAGCCATCACAATACATACTATTTAAAGATGAAAAATTAATAACTACATCACTATCTAATACAGTATATTTACTTCCTTTGAAATCTAACATAATATCAACCCCCTAATCAAATAACTTGATAGGTTTAACGGCTGTAATATCAGTAAGAACGGCTACACCCTTACCTTTTGGGGTAACTGTGGTTTCAAACTTCAAATCAGCAGATACGGGAAAATCAAAGTTTTTTAACTTATGCTGATTTACAAAATCTTGAGAGATCTTGCACTTGGCAGGCATAAGACCCGTTACACCACTAATATTTTCATAATAAACGTCAGGTGATACATAGTTAAGGTTGATACCCTCTTTTACTTCTCCTGTACTTTCATCTGTTATACTCCATTCCATAAAACCAAATAACAAAGCTTTCAT